ACTCTGATTACTTTGGTGAAATCGCTAACATGGGTGATTCAGTTAAAATCATCAAAGAGCCAGAGATTTCTGTTTCTTCTTACGCACGTGGTACTGCTATCGCTGCGCAGGATATTGCTGACGCTGACTTCACTCTTGTAGTTGATAAAGCTAACTACTTTGCGTTCAAGATGGATGACATCGAAGAAGCTCACTCTCACGTGAACTTCATGCAGATGGCTACTGACCGTGCAGCTTACCGTCTACGTGACCAGTACGATCAGGAAGTTCTTGGCTACCTGTCTGGTTACAAACAGTCTGCTCTGCACTCTGCTGCTGACACTGTTAACGACACTGTATCTGGTACTAAAGCTGACGCTACTGCTGGTGCTGACGAACTGCTTGCTGCTAACAAGCTGGATGCGGAAGACTTTGCAAACGGTCAGGTTGTATCTGACGGTGACACTATCGCTCTGCGTCCACGTATGCCGGGTCAGACTTCTGCCTTTACTGGTGCTGGTGAAGCTTCACCTCTGCAGGTAATTGCACGTATGGCACGTAAGATGGACCTCCAGAACGTAGACACTACTGGTCGTTGGATTGTCGTTGACCCAGTATTCGCAGAACTTCTGAAAGACGAAGATTCACGTGTACTCAACGCTGACTTCGGTGGTTCTGGTCTGCAGAACGGTCTGGTTCTTAACAACCTACACGGCTTCAAAGTGTACGTTTCTAACAACCTGCCTTCTGTTGGTACTGGTGCTTCTACTACTGGTGGTTCTAACGCTGGTGTTAACTTCGGTGTGATTGTTGCTGGTCATCAGTCTGCAGTTGCTACTGCTGAGCAGATCAACAAGACTGAAACATACCGTGATCCAGACAGCTTCGCTGATGTGGTTCGTGGTATGCACCTCTACGGTCGTAAGATTCTTCGTCCAGAAGCAATCGTTACTGCACGTTACAACTTGGCGTAAGCCTTGTTATCAGGGGGGTTGGGGGCTTATGCTCCCTTCTCCCTTTTCTTGTATATATAGGTTATTAAAGTAAATGGCTACATACATCTCCCTAACAAACGAACTGCTACGCAGACTTAACGAAGTTACTATTCCTGATGAAGACTTCGCAGGTGTACGTAATATTCAGGCGTTAGCTAAAGATGCTATTAATAACTCTGTGCGCCACATCATTCAGATTGCACAGGAATGGCCCTTTACTCTAACAACTTACATGCAGACTATGACAGTGGGTGTTCGTGAATACGACATGCCTTCTGACTTCTCTTCTGTAGATTGGGAAAGCTTCTACCTCAAACGCAATGACAACTTTGCTAATGAAGCTAAACAACTCCCTGTAATTAGTTACAACGAATACATTAAGAACCACCGTCCTAGTGACGATAATGGTACTACTGGTACACCTTCACTAATCTACCAAACTCAGGATGGTAAGTTTGGTGTGTCACCTAATCCCGATCAGGCATATGAGGTGGAGTACAAGTATTTTGTATTTCCTTCTTCTATGTCTACTAAAGACGATGTATGTATTGTTCCTGATCGTTTCAGTCATGTAGTTATTGATGGTGCTATGATGTACATGATGCGCTTCCGTTCTAATGAACAGAGTGCGCAGCTACATCGTAAAGAGTTTGAAGATGGTATTAAGACAATGCGTAGAGTGTTGATTGATGACTACATGACACTGCGTTCTACTGTAGTGGTACGATAATGGCAGATGATTTACAGATACATAAAGTATATTGTGAAGGCGGACTAAACACTAACCGTGACTTGTTATCTCAGGGTGAGCGTCAGCCGGGATCTGCTACACGCCTAATCAACTACGAACCCGCATTGACGGGTGGTTATCGTAGGATTAGTGGCTACTCTAATCAATTTCCTAATCTACCCGGCACTGGCAAAGTGTTGGGTGTTTGTGTAGCTGGCGGTATTCACGATGGCATAATTGCTGCTCGTGCGCCAGAGACAGGCTATGATTATATGTATTGGTGGAACTCTACTACGGAAGAGTGGGTTTCTATATCTACGGGAACACATACTACTAACCCTACGTTCGTAGGTATTAACAAGATGCGCTTTGTTCGTTATAATTGGATAGAGCCACGCATTCTTTTTGTTGACGGTGTTAACCCTGTAGCTGTGTATAACGGAACTACATATACACAAATAGATCATGCCAATGCGCCACAAGCACCTAAATATGCTGAGATATTTAAGAAACATGTATTCTTGGCTGGCAGTGGTATAGGTGACAATTACAATCTATACTTCTCTGCACCCGCCAACGAAACAGATTTTTCTCCTGCCAATGGTGCTGGCGTTATTAATGTCGGCTTTGCTATCGTAGCAATTAAAACATTCCGTGATAGCCTGTACATATTCGGGCGCAACCACATACGTAAGTTAACAGGCAGCAACATTGCCGACTTTGTACTAGAAGAAGTAACTAACGACCTTGGCTGTATAGCTACAGACTCTGTAGTAGAGTTGGGCGGTGATCTTGTGTTTATGGCACCTGATGGTCTGCGTCCTATTTCTGCAACATCTAAGATTGGTGACGTTAACCTAGAAACTATTTCTAAGAACGTACAGTCTTACTTCACAGACATAGTATACAATGAAGATTTGGATACGCTATCTTCTGTAGTTATTCGCAGTAAATCACAGTTTCGCTACTTCTTTGCTGGCGGTGAATCTCAAGGTATGCTAGGTGGCTTACGCAGTAACCAAGAGACTGGCGGTATTAGCTATGAGTTTAGCCAGCTACTAGGTTTAGGTGCTACATGTGCAGACTCTGGCTACGTTGGATTCCGTGAGTATGTAATACACGGAGATGAAGATGGCTTGGTGCATAGACAAGAATTTGGCACAGACTTTAACGGTAGAGAAATATTCTCTCTATACCAAACTCCGTTCTTCCATATGGGTGATCCTGAATTACGTAAGAACTTCCTCAAGCTCTCTACATACCTACGAGCAGAAGGTGACTGTCGGGTAATCACAGGTATTGTGTACGACTACGAAGATGTAGATTCATTAAACCCGTCCAACTACGATATTCTTGTAGAAGGTGCGGCAGCATACTATAACGAAGCACAGTACGATTCGGGTGCTATTTTCGATGGCAACCCATCTCCTGTATCAAAACTAAACATAGCAGGATCTGGTACATCCATTTCAATTAAATATGTTACTAACGATTCTAACGCAAGCCACAGTATACAGGGTATGGTGTTGCTGTTTGGCGTTAATGACCGCAGATAGGGGTTAAACAATTATGGCAGGTTATGTCCGTCAATCATCGGCAGAAATCATTCCCGGAGCTACAGTAAGGGCAGCTCCGCTAAACGTAGAATACAACACTATTCAAGATGCGTTTGCAGCTACTACTGGTCACAAGCACGATGGCAATACAGGTGAAGGTGGGTATGTTCCACTTATCGCTGATACAGATAGAAAGAACTCTGTAGAGATTGATACAGCTAACAATCGTGTTGGTTTCTTTATTGAAGTTAGTACGGCTAAAACTGAACAGCTACGTCTAGAAGATGGGGTACTATATCCTGTTACAAACAACGATATTGATCTAGGTACTAGCGCACTACAGTTTAAGAACCTCTATATAGACGGTACAGCGAACATTGATGCTATGGTAGGGGATACCCTTGCGCTAACATCAAACGCTTCTGTAGGCGGCACGCTGAGCGTTACAGGGGCTACTACACTGTCCTCTACTCTTGATGTAACGGGTAACACTGATGTCGGTGGTACATTAGATGTAACAGGCGCTACTGCACTATCCTCTACTTTGAGTGTAGGTAGCAACACTACAGTAAGTGGCACACTTACTTCTGTAGGTAACTTCTACACACAAGGTAATACATACTTAGGTAACAGTGCTACTGACAAAACACACATTACGGGCTTTGTAGCTACTAACCTTATTCCTGATGCAGACAACACTCGTGACTTTGGTAGTGATACCTATTCTTGGAACGACATATTTGCTAAAGGCACAACCAAAACTGCCAACCTAACTGTTACTACAGGTGCTACATTCTCAGGTGCTACTATTGCTGATCTGGGTAGTGTAACTACTGCGGACATTAATGGTGGTACTATTGATGCTGTATCTATTGGTAACAGCACAGTAGCTACATTGGTTGCTGTAGATCAGCTTCGCCTAGATGGTCGCACTATCTCTTCTGTAGATACTAATGGCGACATTAACATCACGCCTAATGGTACGGGCGAAGTTAA